CAAAAGTTGCGTCCCTGGAATCAAAGATCCAAAAGACCTTCCGATTACAGATGTTGACACATTATTGATTGCTATCAAAATTGCTACAAATGGTGATGAGCATGAGGTCAGTGCAAAATGTCCAAAGTGTAATACAGAAACAAAAGGAGTGGTAAATCTAAGAAATGTTTTACCTACTGCAAAATTGTTAGAAGCAGAATATCCTGTGAAATTAGACACTGGTGTGACAGTGTATGTTAAGCCATACACTTATGCATTACAAACTGAAGCGGCATTGGCGGCATTTGATGAAACCAAGACATTACAGAGTCTGCAGAGAGAAAAAGAAATAAATTCAGAAAGCATGGCAGTGTATAATAAAAGTTTTAGAAAAATGGCTGACATGAGTGTGTCTTTGTTATGTCGAAGCATTGTTAAAGTAGTGACTCCAGATGGAGAAGAAGAAACAAATGAAAATGAAATTTTTGCATTCATACAGAACATCGATTCAAACTCAGCAAAAGCAATAGACGATGTCCTTGCTAAAATTAATTCACTTGATATTGACAAGAGGATTGAGCTTGAGTGTGAAAACTCACAATGCAAAAACACATGGACTACTGAAGTAGAATATAATGCTTCGGATTTTTTCGAAACTGGCTCTTAAAGGCTGAGCCTGAACAAATAAATGTCTACTTTGAACAACTCGCTAAAGAACGAGATATGATCAAACAACAGGTAACTGAAATCTGTTGGTACATGCGTGGGTCAATAACTTGGGAAGAAGGATGGTCTCTTTCTGACAAAGATCGTAATGACATGATTAAATTTGTTGGTGAAAATGCCGAGAGATTTAAAAAAGCCGGTCAAGTAGTTGTTTAAGTAGATTGCTGTTTTACAGCATCAGAATTAGATTGCCAAAAATCTTTGTATTCAATATAGTGGAACTGTTTATAATCTTTGGTGTATTTTAAATTGTTCCATTGTTTTGGATCCCACAAAACAAATTCACCCTGTCTTGATATTTTAACACACAACAACCATTTGTCATTTTCTTCACATGACTCTTGTGACTGTTCGATGAAACTGTCCAACTGCCTTACCTCTTTACCTAGTGCAAGATTGTGCCATTGCAGTTCGCCATAATTTTTTGCTTCAATAACCAGCAACGGAAATGAGTCAGGTGGAATAATATCACCTTTGAATCCTCTTGTTTGATTTTCTGAAAGTGTTTCTGTTCTTACGATATTCTTACCGCCAACAAATGCACCACTGTATGGAACCCTTGTGAATGACTCTCCATAAAGTTCAGTAAGAAAGTTCGCAACATCTCTTTCGTAAGTTTTGCCTTTGTTTTTTGATTTCGCTCCACTCATTTTAATTTCCATTCATAACCAAGAGTAATTCCTATGTTATTTTCATCGTACTCATATGCAGGTGCTATGAACCAACCTCTATCTGTGTATCTCATAAAAGGTACGATATCTCCCCCACTGTATCCAGTTGCTAGGCCAACTTCTAGTTTTACAAATCTGTCTATTTCAAATTCTTTACCTGCGTACACACTAACTGATTCCTCACTGTTGTAAAACGCACCATATATGGTATTGTCTATTTGGCATCTTGCATGAGGATGGATACTATTATAATCTCCTTCTAGTCCTATGTGCATTGACATTGCCACTAATAACGATAAACAAGTGTTCATTTTTTAATGACCTTTCTCAATAATTTTAATTTTATATCATGCATTATGTCTGAAAAATGTTTAATGTCTTTTGGTTTGTATTTTTTATCATTATAATCATGTTTCAGTATTTCCATCAATGCTTGATGTTTCTGTTGATTCTTCTTCTTTGTCATTTATTAACTGCTCTGGTTTTTCAATTGGCATCCCGCCTCTGTCAAACCATCTACCATCTGCTGTTTCCCAAACATGTGAATTAAAACTGCCTTCTCTAGTTAGACGTTTTACTGTGATCCTACGTTTGGTTATTGTACCTTGGTATACTGTTGCGTCTTTTTGTATAAGACGCTGTGTTGGTCCGGTACCATATATTCTGTCAATGAATACAGGATTCCCATGTTCATCTTCACCTTTGATGTTTGATATAAGCACTTCTTTCATTGTTTTAGTATACAACCAAAAGAAAATTTAGTCAACTTATATAATTCTGGTTGACTTTTGGCCCCATTTAATCTTATACTTTAATTAATAGGGCTAACATCTACCAATAACAATAACTCTTTTAGGCTAACATCTACTATATAGCAACAACATTGATAGCGATATCTCAGAAATGCGCCGAGTAAAGGTGGTGAATCTGACGTTGCACGACCTAGGCTAATATCTGCTAAATGATGAGGCTCTGAGAAAAAGCAACCTCAACCATATGCATAGTGCTGACTTACTTTATGCATCGTGGTTCCGTTGGATGAGACGCAGTTGATGGGAGTACCGGCCAACCGCTTCCGTAGGACTGTAAAGTTAGAATGGCGTGATCTCGTATGATGCGAAGTTACCACTCACCCGTAGTTGGGTGAGTCATGACTGATTCTGTATGATACGATACAGTGCATTTTGATAGTACTTTGTAATTACCTTATAGAAAGAATAAAAAAGATTGTTAACGTAGTTAACAATAATACTAACTGACGTAAGTCAGTTACCTATTGTGAAGCAGATGCTTTGTGAATTTGTCTACACGTTTCAGAACAAACATCTAAATTGAATATTCCATTAGTTTGTAAATTGTTATCAATATGTTTAAATGTATCACTTACTAACACATCATACATCAAATGATCTTTTGTAATTTTAATATCTTTGTTATCTAAGTATTTTTTAGTTTTATCTATGCTCATGATCTGTTGCCATTGTTTGATATCTTTTAGATTTTTAGATACATCAATAGTGTTCTTAGGACTTATTTCTTCCTCATTCCATATCTTTTCATTGTTGATCCAATATTGATAATGATGGTGTGCTGTCCAACAACAAGGCCACACAGTCATATCACTTACCACTTGTATTTCTTTATCTTGCTTCCATACACATGTGTCTTTGAAAGGTGTCTGCGGGGTCGACAGATATTCATAATCATCTTCTCTAAATTCTAAAAATTTATTTTCTTTCCATGACTTTAATTTTTCTTTGTATAAAGACGGATTACTAGGCTGATGGATGAGATCAGCAACTTTTTCGTGTCCCCAAGTACCATAATTTATGGAAAATTCCCAACCCCAGTCCTGGGCCATTTGACGTGCAGTATCAATTTGGTGTTCGTTATGTTTGAATCGATTCATTCTCCAACGTGCATGTACTTTATGTTTTCTTAATATTTCTGCATTTTTTACAATGTGTTTCCATTGAACATTTCTTCTGTACAAATGGTTAGTGTCCTCTAATCCATCAATAGAAAATATGAAAAATATATTCTTTGTGAGATCACCATCGACGTGTTGTGCAATTTTTTTAAATTTTTCATACCATGCTCCGCCACCGTTAGTATGAATATGTTGAACCATCCTGGGACGTTTTTTGTCTATTTCGATAATGATATCATCTATGGTTGGATGCATCATGGCATCTCCAATGTCGCCATTGTAAACAATTTCATGTAATTTTTTTAATCTTTCATCCGTAACAGATAGAACAAATGCATTACTTTCCTGTTCTGTGGCATGACGTTGCAGTGCCGCAATGTGAGGTCTTGTTAACATAGTGTCTGGATCAGTTCTAGGACAACCTATACAATTTGCATTACAAAAACTAGTTGGTTCCCACTGAATGGTCCTTAACTCTTGAGGTTCGACGTACATAGCTTTATTTATAGGGTTTGAGATAGTTTTTTTACAGCGTCATCATAGCGTCTTTGCAGTCTTGTGTAGTTGTTTTGTGATATGTTATAAGCCCTAACCCAATCGATTGGGTTGTTGTAAATAAACTTCACAGTATCAGCAATCATCTGCATACGTTTTTCGTTATCAAACTCTCGATCATATTCCTCGGGCCACAAACTACCAAAAGTTTCATAACCTCGAGACTGTAATTTTTCTAAAAATCTAGGAGTTGAAGCGATGATAAATGGATGCTTGTTAATAATAGCTCTTGCTGTTTTTTCAGTGATCATAAATGCATCATTGTTGTCAACATGGGTTTCGGCCACAATACTATATTTTGTTTTTTCATACAACGTGTGATCAAAAGGATAACCTAGGTAATGGTCAGCTTCACCATCATATTCAATATTATCTGGGCTGTGTGGTATCTTACTGTAAAACTGTTCAAAATTATATTTTGATATTATATGCGATACTTTAGGATACAAGTCCTGAACTTCATGCGACGTGTTTAACGACCATATTCCATACTTTAACAAATTATGATTGTTTATTCTTAATGCAAGATTGAGTCTGTTTAGTTTCTGTATTTTAGCATTCAAAAACAAGAAATCATGTTTTACAAAGTTCTGTAATTCATCAAAATTTTTGTTAGCTAAATTTATTTCTCCTTGATAAAAGCGATACACTGCATCAGTTTCAAAATGTGGATAAGCAATTACTTTTATTCTATGTCTGAAAACGTTTTCTGTATGACAGGCTTGTCGATATGCATCTTGGAAATCAAATTCATCTTGACATCCGACGACATATATAATTTGTTGTGCTGTGCATATTTCACTTTGTATTAACCAATCAATAAAAACTGCATGGGCTCGTAATATTTTGCTGTTATAGTTTAATCTTTCTCTAATATGAGAAATCATAATTCTACGTTTTAAATTTTTTAATTTACGAAGCTGTATGTGTTTAAATTCAGGATATAAATGATATGGTTGATCTTTGTATGCATTAAATTCTAATAAACTAAAATCATGATTAGCATCAACATAGTTTGCTAAACCATATTTTCCAGGACTTTCAAATTTATATGCTAGTGTACTAGGCGCTAACTGTATCGTGCTCATGGTCTTTTGCAAACAATTCTTTATGTGTTTTATGATCTATAGTTTCTATGTCTGTTGCAAAAGATGTGAATCCATTTTCTTTGACTACATTAAGCACGTTAGAACATCTTGATGTCAATTCATCTCTGTGTGAAATAAGGAATATGTTTTTACCGCCCTCTCTTGACATTTTCTTCAATACACTCATTGCTGATTCAACACCCATTGTGTCCATGCCCGAATCAACTAACTCGTCGATGAATAACAAATTCAAAGATGTGTTCATTGATTCATAAACATCTCTGAATGCCCAACTTAAACCAAGGATTAATCTATTGCGTTCACCTCTGGATAGATTATCAAAATCTAACTCTCTACCTAATTCTGTAATTTCTACAGTTAGATCTGATCTGAATACCACTTCATGTGGCAGTCCGATTTTATCCAAGTAATAATTTAATCTTGAATTCAAATAAAGTAAATTTTGATCAATTATTTTTTTACGTATAAATGAATCTTTTGATGTTAACAATTTATATAAGAAGTCTTGATGATCTTTTAACTTCTGCAATGCATTGATTTGTGCGTAATCAACTTCTTCAATGTTTTTTGCTTTAAGTTCTGCGATCTGTTCAGTGTGTGGATTTTCTTTTTGCTTTTCACTCTCAAGCTGGCTCTTTAGCTCAGCAAGATTTTGTCTATGATCATACGCCTCATCTATAGATTGATACGATGTCACTGGTGGTTCTCCAACCTTACCTTGTTGCTCAATTTGTTTTTCAACAGAAGTTATTGTTGACTCGATCTGTGATTGTTCTTCAAGTTTAGCTGTGTGCTGTGTCCTAACATCGTCGACTAAATGCGTGTGCTTGTCTGTGTGTAGTTCTTGCTCACACATAGGACATTGCTTACCTTCAAGTGTGCTTAACTGTGTACTTAAAGACTCTAAAAGAGTTTTTACAGAATTTAAATTACTCTTGTTAAAGTTTAAATTTTGTTCATATGATTTAATTTTTCTTGATTGATCTTGCCAGTGCGTTAATAACTTGTGCTGTTGTATCTCAGCATCAATGTCAATCTTTTCTAATTCTGTTATACCATTTGTGAGTTCAGCAATTGTTTTTTTATGTGTTTCTTCCCAACCGATGTTTTTAATTTGAAACTTACGTATAGTTTCTTCCATTTTTTCGTTTGATATTTTTACTTGTTCTAGTCTTGCTTGTTCTGTCTTGATATCCTCATTAGTATCACGCATTAATTCTTTTAAACGTTCTGCTTTTTCACTTAATCTTGATATTCCTAACAGTTCTTCAATGATTGCACGTTGATCGTTTGCCTTCATTGCTAAGAAAGGCTCAGTGTAAGTGTTAAGGGCAACTATGTGTTTGAACATTGTGTGGCTCATGTCGAAAACCCTTAACACTTCTTCCTGAGTAAGCCTATTCTCACCTTGGGCTTCGTCAGTTCCTTGTTCATTGACAATAGAATCGTCAACGATGAATTGGAACTTGTTAGGCTTACGTCCTCGTTCTATTCTGTAACTGTGTCCGTCTTTTTCAAAATCAACAGTGACCAACATGCTTTTATTGTTAGTTTTATTGACCAAATTATCCTTACGGATATTTGTCAAAGCCTGGCCATATACAGCATAGCTGAGGGCATTGATAAGTGTAGTTTTTCCTGTACCGTTTCGCGACCCTTCTCCACCTAGGTCCAAGTTGTTACCAAGGACCAACGTTAGACCATCATGGGCAAAGTTTACTGCCTGCGTGGTATTGCCTACACTCATAAAATTTTTTATGGTTATACTTTTTATTTTTATCATAATCTGTGATACAATTCTACTAATATCTTGTTGTCAAATGAATCTGATTCTATCTTTGATAATTGATTGGTTACTATTTGATCAACCGATTCAAATATAACTTCACCACCAACATCTTGTGCGTGTTCTTCTTTTTTCTGTGGTATGAGAGCAATGTCTCTTATTTGATAATTTTGTGCGAAGTTTTCTTTTATAAAATTTGCTTCTTCATATGAAATATCTAAATCTACTTTTACTCGAATGTATGAATTTGGTTCTAAAACTGTTTCTGGATCTTCGAGTAATTTGCTTAGATCGATTGATCTATATTTCGGAGCGTCTCCCCATATTTTATATTCAGGTTCGTTGTCCCATTCAAGAAACATAGCACCTCTATCATCATCCCATACATCTGCAAAATTGTGCGGGAAAGGATTACCAATATAAGATATGTTTCCTGCATGTTGTCTTTTGTGGAAATGTCCTGTAAACACATGACCAGAATTTTTAAAGTGATCACTTCTTATTGTTCCAACGTCTGGCATTTCAACCATGGCATTCATTTTGAAGTGTGGTAGTTCAAAATGGCCAAACATGTATTTGCATTTTACATTTTTAACTTTTTTCCATTCATCTCCAACCAACCATGGGATTACTGCAACGTCATCTTGTATGATCCAATCACTGACTACATGAATGTTTGGGATCTCATTTGCAAAGATTACAGATGATATTTCACGTTTGTCTCTGTAAAATAAATCATGATTACCCACAATAAAATAAACTTTTTCAAATGCTTCACCTAATCTTTTTAGATTAGACACAGAATAGTTTAGTGTTGAAACGTTCACTGATGATCTTTGGTGATGCCAATCTCCCAAAAACATACAAGTCTCTGATCCACGTTTTTTTGCTTCATCGATAAACCAAGTTATAAAGTTTTCACAATCGATGTTGTGTTGTCTAGCATTGTTTTTCATTCCAAAATGGATATCTGTAAAACAAGCCGCCTTGTTAAAAAATTGTGCCATATTACTTTGTTGTTTTTTCTTCTTTTTGAGATTTTTCGATATTTGCTAGTTCTTCTGAATTTTTCATCTGCCTTGTAAGTGATGGCATAGCACCAGCTTGTTCAAGCAAATCATCACGTAAGTTTTGATTTTTCTTTTCCATGTTTAATACCCTAGTAAATGAATTAGTAATAGTTGCGGTGTAGTAAGCAAAAGGATTTTGTGATTTTGATTCATCAAATTGCAGTCCAATTTGTGATAGCTGTAACAGAGCTTGTCCTTGCATTTCATCATTATATGTATATCCACGCCAGTTTGATCTTGTACCATATCGTTGGCAAAGTTTAATAAACATGTTTGCTAACTTTGGAGTTATTTTACCATGATCTAAACTGAACTGATTGTGCCCAGCATGATGACTTCTACCAATTTCATATGGTTTATTGTTTTTATCTAATCTGTAATGTTTGAAAGGTGGAAAGTTTAATTTAACTTTAGTATCTGCTATGGTTTTTGGATTCAATTTACGACCGTGTTCTTCCGGAATATGATCATATGTCATGATCCTAAATATTAGATCTGTTGCAGGAATAGTTAAATGATCAACTCGATATTCATCATACTGTGATCTTTTTAAACCGAGCTCTTCTACTTTAACATGAAGCATACGTTCAGCACGATTTTTCCGTGCTTGTGATATAGATAATCTATTGATTTTAGCAACATCATTTAGTATGATGTCATAATTTGCATATTCTGGCTTCTTGTAATAGCAATAAGAGTTCTTGCTCTTATGTATTTCGGCCAGCATATCTTTATTGTTTAAGTAATTTATTCTTTTTGCCACACTATAAATCCTTTATATATACAACTAATACTACAGTATTTGATAGGCAAAGTCAAGCATATTTTTAATTAAGTATGCACTTAATTATTTCAATAAATAATACTATAACTAGGAAACAAACATGGCAAAAGATTACAGAGCAAAAATTCAACCATTGGGTCAAACCCCAGAGACAATGGCATTGATACTTGGTCCAGAAAGTAGAGATAACATTCTTTTCCCTTTGTGGAGCACACAAGGATTGATGTTCCCATACACACCAATGATACAGGTACAACATGCTAACGTAAACTATGGCCAATATGATCTTGCCCATACAAACTATGATTATTTTGCTTACCAAAAAACATCATCACCAACAGCAACAGTAACAGGTGTATTTGGTGCTCACACACAAGCAGAAGCAGAATACATGATGGCCGCAATACATTTCCTAAGAGTTGTGACAAAATCAAACTTTGGTTTACAAGACGACAACAGAGGAACACCTCCACCTAAATTGGCCTTCAGTGCTTATGGTGATGCTATGTTCAATAGAACACCTGTGTTTGTTAGAACAGTTGCTTTTGGTTTAGACCAAGATGTTGATTATGTTCCGGTAAGAACCACAAACAGAGATGGCAATACAGGAGATGCTGTTTTAGATGAAATGTTAAAAAATTCCTATGTGCCTTTGGTGTTGAATATATTTGTTGATATCATGGTAGCACCAAATCCTAGCAAAATTAGAGATGAATTTAATTTAGAAGAATTTAGAACAGGTGGCTTACTTGACAAAGGTTATTACTAATGGCACAATACAACAAACAAAGCCCGTACAGTAAAACATCAACAGTTGGTGATTATTTAGATGTTATGACTCATCGATCAATCGTCCACGATCGAGATGACGAAACATACATCATTGAAGCCAAATACAATATGAGACCAGATTTATTGTCATACCACGTTTATGGAAGTTCAAAATATTGGTGGTTATTTGCTGTGAGAAATAAAAATGTAATTATTGATCCTATACAAGATTTCAAAGCAGGAGTTACTATAAGAATTCCTAAATTAGAAAATGTGAGGTAAATTAAATGGGTAGAATACGTGGACCACAGGATCTTGAAAAGAAAAAAAATGATTTAAAAGACCAAAGTTCAGAACAAGAAATTCCTAAACAAAGTGAAACTGTTAATTTTTTAAACAAATATGTACTTGGTCCAAAAACACAGATAAAACCTGATGTAGAAGATTTAGCTGAATTTACTGAAAAAAACTATCTTGCCGCATCAGGTGTATCAGATGGCAAAGCTAAAAACACGATTTCTAACAATCCTTTGAACGAAACAGGCGACCCCGCAGACAAACCTGTGGCCGCATACAAAGAAGTATCAGGGAGTGGACAAGGCAAAAGACACAAAACTTATACAGCGGACGGTATTCTAGTTAGTGAAGGAAGAGGATCGGGACCAGTCAACCTTCCAGAACGTTCAGACACAGATGCAAAATTTGAAGATGAAAAACAACCAACAACAACTAATGCACCAAACATCGGACTGGGATATGCTGAACAAAACACATTCGCAGAAGGAATGGAAGAAGGTGCAGAAACACAATACCAAGGTGCTGTCTACAAAGATTTTTATAAAAAAAATATACTGCATGACTACGACACAGTTACATATAATTTCACTTTGTCTATGCTATCAGAAAGAGATGCTGTACTGGCTCAAACATGGATATTGGAAGGAAACAAAGATGGACAAGGTTTTAAAGATTGGAGTGCAAAAAACAAAAAAGTTATTATTGCAGAAACTGGTAGCACAGTTTTAAGCATCAATGACGTGCAAATTAATGTTGTTGCAGGTCCAATCAACAATGGAAAAAGATTAACTGGTGCAACTGATTTCCAAATGACCATCCAACAACCGTTGAATGCTTCATTTACAGATACATTGGTTAATGCGGCTGTGTCATTGGGACTACCAGATGGACTAAAAGCATCTTATCTATTAGAATTAAAATTTAGAGGCAGAGATCCAAACACAGGAAGAATTGTGCCGATTCCAAAAACAGATAGACAATTTTTAATTGAGATTATTTCGGTAGAAGCTAGTGTTGACACCAATGGCGCCACCTATAGTGTTAGGGCCGCCAGAGCTGGAGACAAGGCATTAAGACAAAAAACTTATCAAACTGATCGACCTTTGCAATTAGTAGATATAAAAACAGTAAATGATTTTTGTAGCAAAATTACTGAAACAATGAACGTAAATGAAATTGATAAACTTGCAATTGAAAAAGGTATATTGGATGAATACTATGTACAGCTAGATCAATATACTGCTGAAGCAATTGGTGATGACAACATAATTGATACTGCTACTATAGAAAAACCAACCACAAATCAAAATCAAGATTTAGAAGCTGATACTTCTCTTAAGATGTTTAAGATTCCTCAAGGTACCAGTATTGATAGAATATTAGAATTTGGTCTTGCCCACTCTAAAAATTTACAAAAATTAGCAAAAGGTCTCAAAGATGGAGCCGATGCAGATTCTTCTAGTTCAGAAGATATTGATAAATTTGTAAAACACATATATCATCTTAAAGTAGATGTTAAGAATATTGGTTGGGATATAATTAGGAATGAATATGCTAAAGAATACTATTATACTATTTCATTGTTTCCAACAATACGTCCAGAAATATCTCCAGGTATTTGGTCAGACAAAGAAAATGTAGAAAATCAAAAAATAATGGCATTGCTAAAAGGCGAGAAAATGCAAAACGTATCTCGTCCATACAAAGCATTGAGCAAAAGATATGATTATCTGTTTACAGGTTTGAACGACAAAGTTTTAAGATTTGATATCAAATACAACAACCAATTCTTTTTTGCGTTACACAGTTACAGAGGACTTTATTCAAAATTAGATGATACCACACACACAAAAATTAACAAGTCAGCAGAAACTTTAGCAGAATTTAAAGAACAACAAGCAGAAGTAAGAAATGCTTGGAGAGATTATGTACAATTCAAAGCTGACTATATCACTGTTGATCCAGAATCAGTACAAGATGGTAGAGGCACAGCATGGGACAAGTTTGCCGCGGCAAGGGAAGAACTAATCAGATTGTATACAGTAGGAATAGGAAATAAAACATTCGAAGGTGATTTGTCACTCGCACAAAATCTTTCAGATGAAGTTCAAGCACAAAAGATTGCAGAACAATCTAGACTTGCTAATGATAATGTAGACCAACCTCTCCCCCCAGCAGATTTAACAAGGCAAGATGTTCGACTTTATGCAGAACTATTAGATCGACAAAAACTTGCAACAGCGATCGACAAGAACAAAAAACCATTTCAAATTATGTGGGGTGCTGTTCCAGATCAGTTTAGAAATAAGTTCAACTCAGCAGATGAAACTCCGGGCAAAGGTCATTTAGATTCTGTTATTGAAGCATCATTGGCAGACTTTGAAGCTGATTTGGTTGCAATGGATATGGATATCAAAGGTGATCCATTTTGGTTAGAATCAGAACGTGATCCTACATTCACTGACACAGCAAGTTATTATGAAGGTGAAAATTATTTGTTATTTAGAGCAATTACCAGTGCAGGTGAACCTGACCCAAATACCGGATTGGCTAATCCTAATCGAGAAGGTAAAGAACAAATGTTGAATGGTGTGTATGCTGTGGTACAAATTATGAACTCATTTAGTGGTGGACAATTTACCCAAAATATTAAAGGTGTAAAAGAAGCATTTATAACTGACATAAGTATATTAGAGCAATACAAGGAAGAACAATAACATGGCAACACACAAATCGTCAACGATATCAAATGTAAGAAATCCTTTAATCGATCGTCAAAAAGCATTAGGTGATGTGTACACATACGATGGTGTGTATGAAGCTATTGTCATATCTAGTGTAGATGTACAAAAAAACGGAAGAATTAAGATTAGGTTGATTGACAACAACACAAACGTAAATTATGTAGAAGAAAATGATCCACAAGATTATTTGAATATAACTGTGCAATGGAGTTCACCATTTGCAGGTGCAACAAATTTAAAAGATACAGTAGCAACTGGAGATCCAACTGCACCAGGTGAAAAAGATCCAGATAAAACTTTTGGTGGTACACAAAAAAGTTATGGTATGTGGATGATTCCACCAGATGCTGGTAACAGAGTGCTTGTGATGTTTGTTGGTGGAGACATTGACAAAGGTGTTATAATTGGATGTATGTATCAATCATTAATGAACCATATGGTTCCTGGTATAGCAAGATCAAAAACCTTTACAAGTGATGATGGCGAAACTTTAGAAGTTCCGGTAGCAGAATATAATAAAGCTAGTACAGAAGCAGACTCTGTTGATTGGAAAACTGTAAGAGATACTACAGGTCAAACACCAACTGATAACGTCAAACGTCCTACACATACTCCACACTTTAATGGATTAAAAGAACAAGGATTAGAACAAGATAAAACAAGAGGACTGTCAAGTTCATCAGCTAGAAGAGAATCACCATCTCAAGTATTTGGTATTCTTACTCCTGGTGGTCATCAGTTTGTTATGGATGATGCAGATCAAGAACTAATTAGATTAAGAACCACATCGGGTGCTCAAATATTGTTAGATGAATCTAATGGTAATATGTATATCATTAATAAAAAAGGTACAGGATGGATTGAAATTGATGATGCTGGTAAAATTGATGTATGGGCAAATGATTCAATCAGTTTACGTTCACACAAAGATATCAACATAAGAGCAGATAGAGATATTAACTTTGAGTCAGGAAGAGACATTAATATTAGAACTATGCAAACAACTGCAACAGGACAACCAAGCGATACCACTGCGGTGTTGCCAGCTGTAAATGGTGCATTTAATTTAGATGTAGCAGGAGCATTAAATATTAAGACTGTTGATGCAACAACAATAACTTCAGGAAAAGAATTCCACTTGCAATCATCGGCAACTTATCTATCTGCCATTAAAAAAGAGGATTCTTCGGGTAATACAGAAATTAATAGTGCAGGTAATCACAATGAGACTGCAAAAGAAATACACATGAACGGTCCTGTGGCCGCAAGTGCAACAACATTCAGTGGATTAACTGCCAAAGTTGATAGTGATGGAAATTTATTTTTTACAAATACTCTTTACACAAGAGATTCAACTACAGGAAATAGAAATACTGAAAAAGTTTCAACTATCCTAACAAGGTTCCCTGCTAGGGAACCATTTGCTAGAGAAGAATTTACTAGTTAATTACCAGCCAACACCGACAGGTGTTAACATATATTGACCTTTATTGTTGGTAACTTGCATACCATTTTCAATCTTTACTTTGGGATCTTTCATAAGTTCCCATTTACCAGATGCTGTTCTACAAGCAATACCTTCACTCTGTTCCATTCTTGCACCAATTTGTACTTCTTGGATGAATGAACGACAAGGTATTTGTCCGTTTTGGATGTAATACGTATCAGTTACTTTAACACCACCTTTGTGACCAGTATTTGGATTATCCCAAACTACAACCGAACCATCTTTACCGTGTTCTAATACTTGATAGGCCGCTTGTTCATGTTTAAGTGTTTCATAGTGATCTAGTTTTGCACCAACATTTGAACCCCAGTGTGATCCAAGTATTACGCCTAATATAGTAGCCGCATCTTTACCGCTACCACTTCCAAATTGATTACCAATTACACCACCAACTACTGCACCACCTAATGTATATTTGTCTTTATTAGATACTGTACCTGTTGTGGCAGTACAATTTGTTAAGAATATTGCTAATGTTCCTACTGCTAATGTTTTTAAAAGATTTAATTTCATTGTTTTCTTTTCCATGTTGTTAGATAATTGCTAGAGCCCCTTGCGGGGCTCTTTCATCAATTTATGCTACTTGAGCCTTTAAAGAAGTTTTATACTCTTCTTTTGTCATTGGCAGTTCAAGTTTGATAAACTCTACTTTGCTAGTTTCATCAACAGGTTTATAACCGTTATTGATTAATACTTGAGCTCTATTTTCTGGTTTATTAGTAAATCTCATTACTCTTTTACCATCAGCTCTTACAGCCTCTAGTACGTATGTGTACTTTGTGTTTATATCAGCCATGTTAATTACACCTCCTAATTATTGTTATTGTTATTG